TCAGATTCAGAAACAAAGTTCCCATCGGGAGTGAGGATATAATTGTTAGTAGGCATCATGTGCCCCCCCTTTTTTTTAGTTAAATATTAATTTTATTTGCGTGAGTTTTCCTATATGCGACTCTTCCGGAGCTGTAAACTCCTTGTTTGTATTGGTTGGGATCATATCCGGCATTAGAAAGTGCCATGAAGACACCGACTTCTCCGCGCTTTGCGACAAAAGAAACAACTCTACCAGAAGGCGCTCGAATATTCGAAGTTTTCTGACTCATGAGTTCGGCCATCTTTCTATTATAAGCGTTTACAGTCTGTGCACTGAGTTTACCGTTTGCCTTCAATGCACCGGGGAGCTTAAGGAGTTCGTTACCGTAGGCATCGAGTTCGCGCTGAGAGGCTTTCTTTGCCTTGGCTGTAATTTTGTCAGTTTTCTTCTTAGCCCATTTATAGTCGGCTTTCTCGAGCCGTTTCCGACCAGCTGGAGTAAGACTTCCATCAGAATTCTGATACCTACGGACACCCCACTTCATACCTTTAGTACCGTGATGGTAAAGTTCAGATTCGCTTAGAAAGTTTCCATCGGAAGTGATTATGTAAATATCAGACAAGGGCACACCTCCCTTTTTGTTAATTATAGTAGCCGCGATCTTTTTACAGTTTCCACTCGTTGAAGTCCTTAGAAGACACAATATCGCCGACAGTATCTTTAATAGTATGAGAATAATATTGAGATTCGTACAGTTTTGTATTACCATACTGGCCTAAAATAGCATCGGATACCTTTTTACACTCTTCCATATACGCCCTATAGCATTTATCGCTAGCATCGATGATTTTACCTAAGTCAGGTCTAGATTTACGAGCTTTATCGTAGCCATATTCATATACGCTATACTCGTAAAGTTTCTCTTTTGCGCGTGGGCTGCCATACAAATCCGAGTTTTTGCGAAGTTCATTGTCATAATATTTTTTACCGTAACCTTCGGCAAGTTTATCGAGACTTTTTTCAGCATTATCTGCTTCGTCTACAGAAGCTAGCCACTTATCTTTGGCACTCTTAATTCGCTTCTTGTCTGCTATGGTAGTAAACTTGTCAACCGCCTCGCCCACCTGTTTCTTATACTTCTCGCTAGTTTTAAAAGGTTGGGCGCTATCATAATTGCGTTTATACTCTTTGCTTAGTTCTTTACTTAGACGCTTCTTCCCAGCCGCAGTTAGACTACCGTCAGCATTCTGGTAACGTCTTACACCCCATTTCATGCCTTTGATACCGTGATGGTAAAGTTCTTAAGATGAGCACCACTGGTCATCTACTATATAATAGTTCAAATGTTCCACCTCCAGCCCCACCCTGTGTCTAGGGGGGGGTAAATCGATTTATTCAAATGCTTCTTTATTAAGTTTCCATGCTACAAATGCGTCAAGAGTTGCCGCAACTGGGTCAATCTTAGCCTCGTAGCGTTTCTTTAGTAGCTTGCGGTTGCCATTGGTATCTTCCAAAGTAATAGCATTGCCCATAGCGAAAGACATAAGTTCTTCATCGAACAGCAATGCTCTCTGCTCGGCAAGTTTCTTCAATTCACCAAGAGGAACAGATTCTGTCTTAGCGCCTTGAATAACTTTCTCAATACCGAATGGTCCATTCTCGCGTTCCCAGCGCTCCACGAACTCTCTAGCATTATAGGGGTCATAACCAAAGGAGCGAATATCATACTCGCTGGTAGTAATATGATAATCCAAATCCTCGTATACTTCCATCATGTCAAGTACGGTACCCGGCATGACTATCAAGCTACCTTCTTGGATAAACTCGTCGTACTTTTTTCGCATTGCACTGGGCAATTTAGTAAGGGTATATTCGGTTATGTAGTTACGAGTCTTAATACCGAACTCGCCACGAGGCAGTGGGAACAGAAACACAAACGAGCAGAAGTCATCGCCCTGCGAAAGGTCAGCTCCCATAGAACAAGACATGCGCCAGTAGTCTCTTTTACGAGATTGGGGTAACGTTTCCTCGTAGGTGAAGAAATATGTATAACCTTCCATTGGAATACCGAAACGTTTCGCCAAAATATCATTGCGCTCTGACGGAACCTTTTCAGCTTTCTCTACTGCTAACTGATAGGTCTCATATGTAACAGTCTTACCGAGGTTCGGCTGTGCCTTAACCCACATCTCAGGGTCGTTAACTTCATCGATTGAATCGAGTTTGTACCACCAAATGGATACATGAGGATTAGGATACTCGCCTTTGAGTATATCCATCAATTCCATTTTGATGGTATCACCGCATCCATTACGAACGGTACCCTCAGAACTAATGGCAATGATCAGCCAATCGTTATTTTCGGCAGTGCCTTGCTCTTTGGTAGCACCCTGTTCAAGACATTCGATAGGGTTCTCACGAATATCACCAGAAAGCCATTCGTCGACGGTCGCGATCTTCACTCGAAGACCCTGAAGAGCATCAATATTCATCGGACGCACTTCAATGATAGAATCAGTAAGGAAATTCTGGATACCCTTTTTGGTAGAGGATAATTTAACGCGGTTTTCTTTTGGACCCGTGGTGTTTTGGAGTGAACCATCCGTGAGGAATTTAAAGAGAGGACCTCTGGCCCTAGCAATAGATGTTCTGATTGGGCTCATGACTTCATCGGCCTGTCTCATGGTCGGAGCTGTGCAGACTTGCTTTGTAGTGCTCGTGTCAACATTCAAGAAGAAACTCTGCATAAGTGAAGCATACATCGATTTAGCTCCGCCTCGAGCAACTATCAGATATTGTTTGTTGATCAACCGTTTTTTAATTCGCTTGTTAGCATAGCGACCACCATGCCCATCCTTAAATGGTACATATATACTTCTTTCTACAAAGTAATACCAGCCGAAGACCTGCTCTGCCCATAACTTAAATGAGTCTAGCAAATACAGTGGTTCACCATTAGTAAGAGTAAGTTCACTCTCACAATAATCTATGAATCCATCGATTGCCTTATCGTCATAGTAGACACCAGGATTAGCGATGAGTTCGTCAATTCGGTTCATCTCCATTGAGATCTCTTTACAAACCGGGATTTCTCCTCTAAGTACTGCGTCTCGAAACTGTCCGTAGTACTTAGGAGTCGCAGTATTAGATAACATTGTTTCACCTACTTTTAAAAGTTAACAAATCCAGCAAGTTTCTTTGCTTTTTTGGCTATATCAACCACATTTCCAACCGCCTGAGCATTCAGCCTAACCGCTTCACCGTTTAGAGTTACGTTATGACTAGTAAGATACCGATTAACAGCATATGCTCCAGCGGCAGTTTTTACGGTCATAGTCATAGTCCTTTTGAGAGCGGCTTTCTTTTTGCTACGATTAGAAGACACTTCAGTAGCTCGTCTAGCCCTAGCTCTTTCAACATCGTGCTTGCTCATTAGATCAGCATATTTTTTCTGAAGAGCTTTATTAGATGGGTCGACAGATAACTGTTTCTTTACTTTCTTAGCATCGCTCAAGTATGCTCTAGCAGCATCTCTTCCAACTTCCTGGCGAACAACGCCTTTTCGATATGTTGTATTACCGGACAGTGCTTTCTTATACTCTTTAGCAGCTTGACGATATGCTGATCGAGATTCTTTATTTTTAGGATCTACTTCGTAAGCGCGTTTAGCGGCATTAGCTTTTTTACCCAATTTCTATCGCGTCGTCACGCTTCTTGGCGTTTTCTTTCCAATCTTTGAAAGATTTGTCCACTTTATCATTGGAACGTTTAGCTAAAGCTGATCTAATACTCGTAGACTTATATGAACTTTTATCTTTCCTCACTCCCCATTTCATACCTTTAATCCCATGGTGGTAGAGTTCATCTTCAGAAACAAAGTTCCCATCGGGAGTGAGGATATAATTGTTAGTAGACATCATGTGCCCCCCCTTTTTTTTATTAGGTATTACTTATTCATAAGTTTCTTGATACCTACAGCTATTGCAACGGCAGACGCACCGATACCGATAACATCACCGGCGATGTCTAAAACATCAGATACCTGCGTCTTCCCTTTACGAATACTCGAACTCTGAAGCCTGGAATACTGTTGCTCAAGATTTAGCCGATCGACCTCCCGAGCCAAATCGCTATCGCTCATCTTTTCAAGTTTTTTTATGGCTGCTTTAGCATCTTTCTTAGATCTGGCAGAGCTGTCTATTTTCTTAGTGAGTCTAGCTGTTCTTGCCGCGGCATCAATGCCCTGACCAGCCACTTTACTATAAGGATTATTTTCACCCTTTGTGACCTTATACACTTTGTTGATATCACCGGCGGTTTTAGACGCACGTTCCACTCCATCAGCAGTTTTAGAAACGGCGGAAGACGAAGACCTAGTTAAGTCAATGTAGCGTTGTTCATTGTTTAATCTATTAACTTTTTGCCTTAGTTCCTCAGTGCTCATGCTGCGAACGTCATTTGAACTAGCACGTCTCTTCTTCCCGGCTGAGGTCAGAGTACCATCTTTATTCTGGTACCTTCTTACTCCCCATTTCATGCCGAGAACACCATAGTGGTAGAGTTCATCTTCTCCAATGAAGTTCCCATCAGAGGTAAGAATGTATTTACTATCCATTTTGACTTTTCACCGCCTTTCACTTATAAGCATAATGAATCGACCGTAAGCCTCTCTGATCCCACTCAAAGACCATGAACCTACGATTCGTTCCGATGTAATCCTGACGATTAGACCAGTCATCCACGGCAACACCAGTAGATAATCGTCTAATCATCACACCGTATATATCACCGGTCTTTTCATGATGCAGATGTCCGGCATGAACCTCCCGGACAGTAGCTTGTGCAAACTCTTCAGGATAGGAGACTGCAAAGATATGAGCCAGATTTTTAGCAGTTGCCTGCTTCGAATCGCCATGTGTTACCATGATGGAATTCTTGCCATAAGTAAAGACCTTACGATACTCCATGCTATCGTCCACAATATCAGAACCATAGCGCTCCAACAAAACTTGCATGAACATCCAGGTTACGCTTCTATCATGATTGCCAGGGGTATAAATCACTCGAACAGTATTCGCATTGGTAAGAGCAGCGTCGATTATCGCCGTAATAAACTGTCGACCTTCTTTAACTGCTCGGACCATGTCAACCTTATCGATCGCCGTGCCATTACTCGTAGTGGCATTAACTAGACTATCATTATGAAAGAAGTCTTGTCCAAAAGGTATAATAATATGATCCCAATGGCGACTATGGATTCGATCCAAAATATCATCCAGTATCGGTCCATAATCATCTAAGAATGAGATACCCCAATGCATATCAAACAGTGGAATCTCTAGCATTCTATCAGCGGTTTCATCATGCTGCGAAACATACTGGTAATGCTCGACATTTTCTCGAAGTGCTGCAACTAGATCTTCAGCATCAAAGTCCTCAGCCTTCTGCTTAATCCATGCCTGGATAATCTGACCAGTATTAGAAACCTGAACAGTCGCATCATGTGCAATAAAGCCTTCATATGTGCCACATTCAAGCGTAGTATCATCCGGAAAGATTCGACCTTCCCATTCAAGCAATCTTCGACGAAACGCATCATGGGTGCACGGGTTGTCTATCTCCTTGGTATAATAAGTATCATAAATTTGCCTCGGTGTAAGTCCTTCTCGCTTTAGTCGGCAGCATTCTTTCTTTACACTAATCGGTATAGTATTCTTCATATTCGACCCTTTTTTAATCTACAACTACATTGAGTCGCCATTCTAACTCAGCGATCATCCGGTTAATCGACTCAATCACTGAAGAACTCAGAGGCGGATCAAATATAAGTTTAACTTTAAGATATATATAAGACTTAACTGCTTGGAGCTGAGCCTTATCTTCGATGAAGTCCCACCATTCAGCCGCGTCATCTTCGATAGAAAAACCTTCCTGAGGACCTACTCCAAGCTGAGTTAGATTAAGAAAGGCGGTGTTGATGTGTGTGATAATATCCTCATCAAATTCTGTGTAATCATCCGCAACACCTAGTAACTTCTTGATCGAATTTAATATGCTAGTTTCCATGCGAGGCCTCCTTTATCATTTCATGTTTACGGAGTCTTTCTGACAGAAACCTTCTGCGCCCATTGCTGTATAGACCTTACAGAAATCAGCAGTGGACATATCAGGATCGATCATGACTTCGCTTAAATATCGTAATTTGCAAACTATTTCAGAACATAAATCGGCCTCAGAATAAAGTGGAAGGCCAGGGCAAGTAATAATACCGACAGGCATATCCTCAGTTCTCATAGCAGTTCCTTTCTTATCTTTTCCACGGACATGTATCATTTCTTGTTCGTGCTGTCGGATTTGGGATTAACAGATCTTCGTCGCCGTAGTGGATCGCATTATGCGTTGTATGTGACACGCAAATTAAATATTCTGGATCCATCAAAAATTCCGTGAGATTAAGAATGTCATTATCAGCAATTGGATTCATATGATGAATTAGTATCTTTCCATAAATCATCCTATCTTCAATGCCAAGGTCGCATCCGTTATCCCGAACTATGACTTGATCTCGAACTTTTTTCCACGCAGCTGATCTGTAGAAATTTTGGTTTAGGTATCTATCAAATCCAAAGGTTTCTTTACCAACACTGCCTTTCAATCTCAAATATCGGTAACGCTCTTCAAAGGTTGGAAGCTGAATTAACTCAGAGTAAGTTTTAATACTCATCGTATCCCTCCTCGTCTTCCTCATCGCCGTGCCCGCTATATCTTCGCATGGCAGTAATAGCTTCTTTATAAAGAGTCTTCATATCTGCCTGATCACGGAGATTCTGTGTCTTCGCCTTAATTAATTCATTCTCCAGTTCGGCACGCTCTGCTTCAAGCTTAGCCTTTTTTGATGCTAACTTTAGAAAATGTGTGGTCTCCTGTGCGGAGGCAGTACCATCGATCAATCGTTGCTCCACTAGATCAATTGCTAAAGATATAAGCTGATTTTCCCTGGCTTCTGGAGTTAATGCAGGTCTTATGTTTTTCTTACTGGAATTTGTCGAACTGGTGGATTTAACTTTTGCCACAACTATTGCCTCCTTTCATATAGGATTGGGCGTAGTATTAGATAACACTTAAAAGAACTCACAAGATTGATTGGTCATTAGAAAGGAGAGGAAAGTAATGAACACATAGGAGGTGTGTGAGGAGGGAGAATGAAAAAGCCATATCAGTTAATCTTGTGAGCTCCTTTAAATGCTATCCATTTTGAATTTTTACATAAAGAGAGGGGCCTCGATTAGGAAGCCCCTTGCTAGTTAGATCTTACTCTTCAGATATGCAACTTCTGCTGTCAACTTCTGAACCGTAGCGATAAGAGGGAATACAAGATCTGCGGCTTTTACCGCAAGATAACCCTCTTCTCCAGGCTGAGTAGTGACGAAGTATTTCTCGAAGTCACTGCCCTGCAGATCCTGAGCAATGACGCCCATACACGGAGCGTCGTCTCCGATGTAGTTGAACGTCTTAACATCGAGACCTTCAATAAACGCCGCACAACTGTACGGATTTACAGCCTCAATATTCTCTTTCAGCCTTTCATCGGAAGAAACCTGAATTGTCTTCTTGCTGTAGATCGCAGAACCTGCAATCATTGTCTGTCTATTATTCGTAGACAGAGTAATCATACTGCCATCGTCGTAAACCGACTGCTGATTATTGACTCGAAGAATACCACCAACATTCAGGTTACCGCTCAGTGTTCCACCAGACAGTGGAAGATAAGAACTGTGACTATGGCTTGAGCTAGCAAACGCAGAAGGATACTTACCTCCGACTGTGTCAGCGTCACCACCATCAGCCGGCAGAGAAGTAGGTTTACCAGTCAGATCGGAGTATTTGCCAGAAGTTGCCACAGTCGCTAACCCAGTAATCATAGATGCCGGATGTGTGGCAGGATGAGTATAACCTCCCTGATCAGAAGGAACATCAGTCAGATCGTTATAGCTGTGTGTATGAGTCGTAACTGCATAGCCTGCATGAGAGTGGTCTATTGGAGCGAACTCATTAGCAGCGTCAATAACGGTTATGTAATTAGAATGAGTATGCGTGAGGGGAGCAAAAGCGTCTTCAGCCTCTGCTTCAGTCACATAGTCTGCGTGGGTATGAACAGCAGTAGCATAACGAGCATCGGATTCAGTCTTAGTATATGCATCGATAGTCGGCGTAGTTGAACCAGTGCCTGCGTCCCAAGCTGCTACTTTATCTGCTGTGATCCCGTCAAGAACCGTTTTATTTGTATGACTGTGCAGCTCTGAATGGGTATGATCAGAAGATGCGTAGTTACTGTGGGTATGATCAGAGGATGCATAGTTACTATGAGCGTGAGATATCGGAGCAAACCGAGCATCAGCTTCTGCTTTAGTATACGCATTGACAGTGGTAGAACCACCGCCAGAAGCCGGATCAACATTATAGATCCTGAATACATTCGTCAAATCGTATTCGCCAAGGAGTGATCCAATCCGCATATAAGCAGCATCTGCATTAGTCACCGCTATCTCAGCGCCGGATGCAAAGTTGCCCATATAAGTCAGGAAAACCTCATCAGCATCATAAAGCAACACATACATGTTAACTTCTTTATCATTAACCTACCAATAGGAATTCCCATTTTGAACTGCGAACGCATCAGAGCAGATTCTTGTAGTACTTGTGAATTCCGCACCGCTATTGTTATCCAGTTTACCGAGATGCATAGAAGCAATCAGCATCGGTTGAACTTCGGTCGAAGAACCGGATGACTCCAGGGCGGCAATGGCCGTATCAATCTCGGTGAGTTTATCCGCAAGACCAGTAACTTCAGACTGAGCGTGAGTATGACTAGAATTCGCCTTGCTAGTGTTTAGAGTTTCAATTGCCGTGTTGAGATCCGAATGAGTATGATTGGCATCTGCTTTATCGGTATCCAGAGCTAAAATGAGATTCGAAAGTTCCGGATGATCGTGACTACTAGCAGCATACTGCGAATGAGTATGATTGGTTAAAGCAAATGTTCCAACAGCATCCTCTTCTGATAAATAACCTGCATGGGTATGATTAATGTCCGCTTTTCCTGTCTGGAGAGCAGTTATGTTACTCTCTATCGTATTCAAATCGCTGGTTAAAGAACGGTCTACATCATCACCTCTGAAAATATCATCAGTGGAAAGAGAACCGCTGCGAGTGGAATTGACTTCGTCGTAATTAATCATAAAAACTCCTTTTCATCCACACATATTCCATTTGGTTCCATCGTCGACATAAGGAATATAACGGTCCCAACTGGAGCCATTATCTACATACACCTGATACTTTTCAATTGTACTTCCATTGTCAATATAAATAACTCCGCTTGATGCAGCAACGGTTACGATTATAACATTGCTAGTTACAGTATGGCTATTGCCACTTGTAAATGTATTACCATTAACCGTAGCGGTCTTTAACTCGTATCCGCTAGCTGCGCCAAATACGATCACTAGAACGTCACCATAATAAATAGTAGCGCCATTAGTTAATGTTCCGATACTAGCACTAGCGTTACTGCTAGTTCGGGTAACATCTATGGCCGAGTGATTTCCGGCAGATAAAGATAGAAGAAACTCTTTAAGTTTTGCTGCCGAAACAACAGTAACATTACCGCTAACCGTGTAGGTTCCGCCGCTTGTGAAAGCAGAATCGTTGACTGTATGTGTCGTTATGTCATACCCAGTATCCGCAGTAAAGCTAATCGTCAGACTATCATTTGGGTAGAGAATACTCCCGCTGCCTAAATTTCCAAGAGTCGCACTATAGCTGGAAGTTGTCCTGTTAACAGAAATTGAACTTCCGGTTCCAGCTGTATAAGTCAGAAGATAGGTCGTTATGATAGTTTCCGAAGTCGACCCGCTTCCGGTAGCTGTAATCTGCGACGTGGCGGTTGAGGACGCATACACTTTTATAGTTGTGGTACCCGCAATGGTAACTGTTTTTGCGCCCGCAGTATCTGAATGCTGAACTGTAACCGTAGTCGGCGATGGAGTTCCAGTAAATTCTTTAGTTCCACCGTTAGTCTGACCGGTTAAATTAAATGTTGATGTTCCGCTGCTAGATGTATTATCACCAGCCGAAACTGTTATTGTGGTATTTGCCGAAGTTCCGTAATGATTCCTACCGAAATATGAGTAATTACTGCTGGAAAAAGTGACAGTAGTTGAGTTCGTTGCTGCATCATAACTGGTAGTATAATTTATTGTAATATAACCGGTCCATTGCCATCCACTATTAGTAGCGGTATATGAAAGCGTGCCCATTAGTCAGTCACCCTCTTAAAGAAGACCCTTCCAAGCGTACCGGCCGCAGGAAGCTCATCACCGTACTGATAAGTACTCAGCACCATGTTGCCAGCTGCCAACAGATTCGCCAATCCAGTAGAACCATTGCTGGCACCAGTACCGCCTTTTGTAATAGGAACGGTCCCCATTAAATCGTTGGCGCTGGGCTGAGTAATATCTACAACCCAGAACAATCCATCATACATGATTCGTACCGGTTTATTCGCACTAAGCCAGTCGTTACTATAGCCAGTGGAGGTTGTTGCAGATCCAACAGAAACTCTTCGCCTTAAGTTTTTAGCACCAAGTCCATTAACATTCAATGTTATAGTCTGAGAAGTACTTGCTTTTGCGGGAACTCCAATAAAATTAACACCTGCGGTAAGAGCACTAACTCCAGGAACTGTGCAAGTGTATGCTGCACCATCTGAGCTGGCTATTGCGATCGGCTTACTTGCGGAGACAAAATTATCTATCTCTTCCATACCACTTATGTTAGCTTTCAATGTTGTTGGGTAAAGAATGGTTGTATTGCCATTTGTGTCTTTGAACTTAAATGCGCCTGACTTTTCGACAGTTGCCATTAATAACTCACCTCCGTACCTTCTTCGTATGTTTCCACTGATACACCCGCATTAGTATCAAACCATAACACAGGTGTTGAGGTCGGCTCGACAGAACCTATATAAACAAAGTCGTTAAACATTTTTATTACAGCTTCCGTTTTATCAACAATGGCGTCAAGCACGTCAATTGTACTTGTTCCATTTTGATCGGTAAGAGTTATTCTATGACCGCCTGGAATGTCAGTGACTTCTATTGTTGGCGAGATACCATGAATATTAACAGTTGTTGGATTCGCCAAGCCTTTATTGTTAGTCCAGGAGAGGTCACCATCTTCGCTAACACTTGGTGTAAATGTAGCGCCATCGAAATCTCCAGCATTGGCCATTTCGAGCAATTCATCATGCCACTGATCGATTATGTCCGGATAAATCTCCTTGAGTTCTTCGCCGGCAACCTCGAGACCCTCAGATATGTAGCAATCTTTGCAAAGTTCTGAGTTCCAATGATTGACTTCATTACCATCAGTATCAGTCTTGCGGATACAAACGAGAAACGCAATTTTACCTATCTCAAGGGTGACGTTTCTACTGACTGTCCAATCGAAATGCATGATTGTGTCGTCGGCTGTATCTACTGTAACATTCTGTGCTTTAAACGCGGCATGGTAGCTATCTGCACGCAAATAGTTCACGTAGACTGCCATTTGGGACATATCAAGTCCATCCCAATAGCGAGGGCAATCAAAAGTTACAGTCTCAACATCGTGGTCATACTGAACAGCGAGGCGTTTAAGTTTCTCCGGAACAGTTATTATTCTATCATCATCGATAACGATATGAGGCTCTTCCGATTCATTAGCGAGACGCTCAGTAGCGTACAAAGTAGTTAATAATTCATCTGCTTGACTCATCATCTACCTCCTGTCTGCAGTACAACCAATTTGTTTGTAGCGAGTTTTTTAGAGCCTTTCATTCCCAAGACTTGTATCTTGAATGACGCTCTAGAAAAGGCTTCTTTTGGGATAACGCAGGTGTTTTGTGCGTCTAATGCCTGCGGTTTATACTCTTGGCCCAGCATTGACCAAAATGCAGCAACCTTCACCTTATCGTTCCATTCGGAGGAGAAGATAAATTCTGCGCAAATAGTGGAGTTTTTAGCAGGAAACAAACTGCTAAAGTTACAAGTTGGATCCTGTTTAATAGTTTGTCCTTCTACAAGGAACCTTAATGTGCGCATTATAGCTCACCTCCGAATGAAAGATAATTATGGTTTACTGCATTTGAAATTATTCAGTTGCTGTGTAGTTATAGTTTACAGTCTACTGCACCAACCAAGTGAGATCCAGCCAGCCCCAGATTTAAGTTTGCCCCAGGTGCCCTGCGTCTGCACAATGGTATATATGCCTCGGTCTCTAATGACACCAGCAATAACATAGTTAGTTCCGGGACCTTTGCGAATGTTAAGTGCATCAGTCATTACCTTTACTTTATAGCTTCCAGCAGAACTGGTTTCCGTTGAGCTGCTAGACCCACTAGATGAGCTTCCAACTACGGTTAAATTACTTACCTTAATGGGAGACATAAGCCCGTTTTGCTCACCGTTTTCAGACTTATTCAAAACTGCGCGGTCGCCACTAAGAGAATAAACATACCAGTTGTATTTTAGCACCCAACTGGGAATGGAAGAGCCGCTATACCAGGTCGAACCACTTTTTATGGAAACTAAAGAACCGACTTTAACCTCCGTGGATGGTGTGCTAGGAGTGGTGGGCTGTGTAGTGGAGGAACCAGTATCTTCAGAAGGCGCAGTTCCCGAAAGATAAATATCGGATAAATGTATAGGTGACATTAATCCATTGCGCGTGCCATCTGCAGACTTGTTGAGCACTACTCTATCACCCTTCATAGAATAAACAATCCAGTTAATCTTGCTTACCCATGCGGGAATTGCTGAACCACTGTACCATTTTGCACCACTCTTAATAGATACAATTGAACCAACTTTTATTTCACCAGAGGACGGTGTCTCATCGGACTGCGCCGGCTCTGCTAAAAGAGCTGCCCAGGTCTTATCTCCAATTACTCCATCGGCAGACAATCCTTTTGCTTTTTGAAAAGCAATAACGGCGGATTTTGTATTACTACCGAACTGCCCATCCGCGCCAGAACTTCCACAAGAAAAACCATGTTTAATAAGTAAATTCTGCGCTTTTCTAACAGCTTCTCCACTCGCACCATATTGAAGAAGAGGCTGGCCGGGATCAGAGGGCTGACTGGGAGAAGGCGGGTTTTCAATCACAACTTTACCCATCAACTTGGCGACGTCTTTGCGGACGTCATCCATCGTCTTGCCAAACCTATTAAACCAAAGATAAACATCTCCATGATTAGAGCCAAAGCCAAGCTTGTAGCTATCTTGGTGGCAGCAAATAGTGGGGATTTGCTTGCCGCGATATTCAACGGTACCAAATGGATCAAAATTATAAAGTTGGCACAGATAGGCTGTAAATTCTACAGCTTGTTGATAAGCCTGCTCAAAATACTCCTTGCGACACGGTTGACCATGGGCATAGTCATCACAAATCTCAAACTGAATCCAGAATTTATCATTTGCAACGTTCTTGTCTCCATTGAGACTACCATATTTACCAGAGCCAACGCCCCATGGACGATAATTCCAAGGTCCGCACTGTATTGTAGCCAAAGATCCATCTGCCAATTTGCCAATCCAAGCATTAAGCCCCGCATTTTTCGCGCTTGCGCGGTTCCAATCATTGCCGTTATTGTTTTTGCCGATGAGATTCAGCAAATAGGAATAATTAGAATCATTTTTTGATGGCTGGACATAGCGCTTGAGAGTTGGATTGCCCGCGCCCGTATCATGCCAACACACACCAACCGGCGTGCCTATTGTGGTTCCATTATACCAACCACTTTGTGTTTGGAAACATTGAATTAAATTTAAGCTCACTTTACCCTCCTCCTTACAAATTATCTTTTCATTGTATAAAACGTCTATGTCAACTGGACCGTCGTATCCAGTGATTGTGCCGCCGCTGGATCTCTGCCAAATGTCGCACTCCATTCCCGGACCGACATCGTTATAGGCAGCGCACCAGATAGATGCCCCAGCAGCTTTTATTGTATCGAGGTCAAAGTATTGGAAATGCGATCTAGAAGTATAAAGACCCCAGCGATGTCCTGCCTCAGTCATTACTTTACCGAAGTCAAGAACCATCTGTGTCAGGGTTTCTTTAGAAGCTTTGAGCGTTTCACCCTCGATGTCATAGTATATCGGGAGGTCAACGTCTCTGTCACCGAGAATATTAAGTGCATACTTCGCCTCTGCGGTACCATTGCCTGCGGTCTTATCGGCACGAGTATATACACCGAGAATCAATCCAGCATTTTTGCAGCCGTTATACTGCTTTTCAAACAGAGGATTAGTAAACGTCACACCAGTTGCCAGCTTTATGATAGCAAACTCGTAACCATCTTTTGCAAGCTGCGAATAGCTCGGAATATTCCGATATTGGTTAAGATCTATTCCTAACACCTTGAAACACCTCCATTATGTACTTCCGCTTGTTTGAACTTCGGGTTGATACGGCTTCCATTGAGTTCCATCCCAAATTTCAGCAAGGGGATAATATACCCATTTTGAACCGTTCCGAGCCTCAGTGATCCAAATAATCGGTGATGTTAGATTGGTAGAGGGTTTTAAAGTAGCAGTTGAAACTACCGAAACATTGCCAGATACAGTATGCGAATTACCACTAGTAAATTCTGTTCCGTTTACAGTATGTGCAGTTAGTACAACCTGGCCAGACTCCGGAAGAGCATCGACAACCATTACATACTGCTTAAGATCAGACTCGTTGACAGCACCGATCTCTTCAAGAACGTAACCCGCCTCAGACGGCTGCAGAGTATAACTATGATACTTACCATCTTCGGTCTTTGCTTTAACGGTCTGACCCGCGTAAGCAATCGCGGAAGTAGAGGCGTAGTTTTCGGCCTCTGCGAGTGTTGAATAAATTTCAGACGCATCCAGAGGCAGTGCTTGGCCTCGGGACATTGCTTTTACCCATACGAGTAAATTCTTGCTTTCAATAGCCATACTTACTTACCTCCTTAGATCGTAACCTTAAAGATCATAGTAGCTGCAGCAGGAACTGCCATAGCGTAGGTATAGACTTTATAGCTCATAGTACCATTGTCGCCACCACGAGCATCTGCAACATCAACAGTAGTCTTAGTAAAGCTGGAAGCCATACCGCTATCGTTAGCCTCAACGTAGGTAACATTATTAATGTCACGCAGACTAGCAGGATAAGCAATAATGATGTATTGCTGACCAACAGCAACATTGATATTGAAAGATAATCCAGCAGCAGGGGCAAGCTTTTTATTAGCTAAGCCACGAACCATAACGGAAGTGACCTCGGGTACGCTCCCAACACCAGTTCCATAGAACAAATTTCTTTTGCCAGTAATGCTGTAGGCAGAGGAATTGACGGTACCACCAGCAAACCAATTCTCCTTGGAATCAGCACCAAGATTATTCTTCTTTACCGGCGCATCGTCGTAAGTCGCAGAAGCAGAGAAGCTAATAGTTTCATCTCCGATCACAATAGCGTCGCCAGCATAAGCTAACGGAGATTCGGTTCCAGTCGCAACCTCAGTGCTACGATTTGTTCCTGTAGATCATCGATACGCTCGCCGAAACTCGAGGCGGTTGTCTGAGCAGTTTCTGCCATAGCATAGGCATTGCTAGCCAATTGAGAAGCTTCATCGGAAGCAATCTTTACTTCTTCGAAAGCAGTTTCAAGAGTTTTAATACGTTCTTCGAGTTTCTTGTAAGTATACTGTTCAGGTTCAGTGTAAACGTAATCAAGAGGTCTATTACGCTTTTCTACTTTGAAGATAGTTGTTGATACAGATTCTTCACCATCGGTATTATCGCAAACCTCATAGCAGTAAATATCGTAGTACTGCTGCAATAGTATGTTTGGAATTGCGCAATACACATTTCCGTTTTCGCTATAAGTATTTGCTACATACGCAAAGTCCAGTTTTTTAGTAGTAAAATGAACTTCTTGAACATCGCGTTCGCTACTTGGATCGACAAGCACAATTCGGCCCGTATCCCACTGATACAGATTGCCGTCAACTAGGCTGACCATGCACGATATACTCCTTTCTTATAGAGTTTTTAACTGCTTAGTTCAACTTTTAATTAAGCTGTTTGCGTTTCTCGTTTGGTATGTATTGGTTTTACATTAGTTTTAGCTGACTTTTTAGGCATTCTAGCCAATGAAAAACGGCAAAAGAAAATCATTGAATTAATCTAGGTTGAACTAGGGCATTGAAATGCTTTTTGGAAAAATCCCTCCGGAGAAATATCAAGG